CATGGCTAGAGGTAGAGGCGGCTTTATAGGTCAAGACGGGCTGAACGCACCAGACAGCCCTACAAGCGTAAGTGGTTCAGTAGGCGATCAATCAGTAACTGTATCGTTTACCGCGCCCACGGACGTTGGTGGTTCAGCAATCACTGGTTTTGTAGCCACATCAAATGATGGAATAGGTGCAGCGGGTTCGTCTTCACCAATTACAGTTACTGGTTTAACTAACGGAACAAGCTACACATTCAGTGTGTGGGCTATTAATGCGCTTGGATATTCTTCTCCAAGTTCTCCCTCAAGTGGTTTAACTCCTGCGGCTCAATACGCATACATTGCAGGCTATAGCAGCGCCAACAGAGAACGTATTAGTTTAATGTCTGCGGGTAATTCTGCTAACTTTGGTACTTTTGCTGATGATGCGGTCACTTATAACGGTGGAACTTCTTCAAATACTCGTGGAATTGTTGGTGGTTCAAGCAGAACAAGTAATGACTACCAATATTGGACGTTAGCATCTACGGGAGTAAGTCAAGTTTTTGGTAATGCATACCAAAGCGGAAATTCTCGTATGACAGGAAATAATACAAGGGCATTAAATATTGCTGCTGTAACTGATGACAGTACAATTGAATATTTAACTATAGCATCAACAGGAAACGGAACTGATTTTGGAGATGTGACTGTTGCAAGAGGTTACCATGCAACAGCAAGTTCAACTACAAGATCTTTGATTATGGGTGGATGGCCTAATAACGGTGTCTTTAACACAGTTGATTATGTCACCATAGCTAGTACGGGCAATGCTACAGATTTTGGAGATTTAGCTCAAAACCATGCTTTTTTTGGAGGGTGTGCCGATGGCACAAGGGCTGTGACAAGTGGAGGTTTACAGAATGCAGGCCCGACTACTTATATAAACAATATGGATTACTGCACAATAGCCTCAACTGGAAATTTTTCAGACTTTGGAGATGCAACACAGACTTCAAGAAGTTGGCGCGGTGCGGCAGGTACGACACGCGGTTTATTCATGGGATCAGATGCAGGGTCTGGATCATGGGATACAAATAAAATTGATAGCATTACTATACAGTCTACTGGTAATGCCACAGATTACGGTGACTTAGTGAAAACAGGTGGAACTAGGTTTGGTGCGATGTCTGACTCAACTGTTGCGGTTCAACCTTAAAGGAGCTTTTTAATGCCAAATTATCAAGGTGTATGGTCGCTCACAGCGCAGTATCAGGCGCAAGGTGATAGTAACTGGCCTGCAAATTACATTAATCCAAGAGGTATATTTTTTGGAGGAACTGATGCTGCGGGTTCTGCAACAAATGTAATTGACTACATTACAATTACAAGTACTGGCAATGCTACTGACTTTGGAGATCTTGATCAAAATAGAGAAAACTTTCGTGGTGCTTTTGGCTCATCAACAAGAGGTGTGGTTGGAGGGGGCGCGGTTAGTCCAAGTGATTTAATACAATTTGTTACAATAGCTACAACTGGTAATGCTTCTACTTTTGGTGATTTATTAACTGGAACAACTCAAGGATCTGGTGCTTCAAGTGAAACTAGGGGTTTATTTTTTGGGGGTAATAACGGTGGTGCTAACAGTGATGTAATTGAGTATGTTACCATAGCATCAACAGGAAACTCTACAGATTTTGGTGATCTAACACAGGCTCGTAGAGTAACTGGTTCAGCAGGTAGCACAACTAGGATTGTAACTGGTGGAGGGCAATCGGTTAATAATCCATTTCCAAGATACAATACAATTGACTATGTAACAATAGCAAGCACAGGCAACGCCACCGACTTTGGTGATTTAACCCTTGCGAGGCAAGGCCCAGCTGCAGTTTCATCATCTACAAGAGCAGCTTGGGGAGGCGGTTATGATGGCAGTAACTATAACAATGTTATAGATTATGTGACCATTGCTTCCACAGGCAACGCCACCGACTTTGGTGATTTGACAGAAGCTAGATATGATTTGGCAGGAGTATCAAATAAAATAAGAGGTGTTTTTGGAGGGGGTACTGCAAGTGGTGGTAGATCAAACATAATTGAATATATTACAATAGAAAACACAGGCAATGGTACAGATTTTGGTGATTTAACTCAAAGCAGATCTCAATACGCTGCTTGCTCTAGCGTTCATGGGGGTATAGCTTAATGTCGGATAAACGATACGAGGCAAATATAATTAGAGCCACGGCTGTTGAGCCTGCTAATAATCTGGAAACAACTTCTGCTCCAGGGGTGTGGTCAATAGACGAAGTTGTAGAGCTACAGAAGAAAAACAAATGGCCTACGGTTGGCAATGTTGTTACTAATGTTGAAGATTGTTTTTCATGCACTTTATATGAAGGTAATGCAGCATCAAGGGTAATTGATAATCGACTTTCACTTGGTCAGTCTTTTGGTAGTGGGGGTATTGAATCAAATGGTGGTTGGACTAATGTGACAGCTGATGCTGATTTCAATTACGGCACAGGTGATTTTACAATTGAATTTTTTGTATGGCTAGAATCTTATAAAGATTATTTTACTCTTTGGGATCAAAGAACTAATTCACAGGATGCTACAACAAATTCTCCTATACTTTATGGGGATAATAATGGAGTAATTTATTATTATATTGGAGGTAGTGCTCGTATTACAACTTCATCAAATATGATAACCAAAGGAGCTTGGACACATATAGCGATTGTAAGAAATAGTGGAACTACAAATTTATATATTGGTGGTAGCAGTGAGGGTAGTTTTAGTGACAGTATTAGTGTTATAACACCTGCAAATGTTATTTCTTTTGGAGGTTCTCAAGAACAAGGAAACTATTCTATTGACGGTTACATGGCGGAAGTTCGCGTTGTAAAAGGAACCGCTGTTTATACATCTGGTTTTACTCCTCCAAATTCTGCCCTTACCGCAATTACAAATACAAAACTTCTTACAGCGCAAGGATCTACTCCCTTTGTTGATAACTCTACTATCGGCCGCACTGTAGCTCCTGCTACTTCAACAGCTTCATATTATACCGCTGCAAGAGAAAACGGAAATGCAAGAGCTTCAACCTTTGGCCCTTTCAACGGTGCTTCAGCAGGGGATGGAGGTATGGTTTGGATAAAGAATAGAGATAGCAGTTCCGAAGAGCATAATTTGTACGATACCGTAAGAGATGTTGGAAACAGATTAGTAACCACCTCTACCGCAGCAGAGTCTTTTGACAACCAAACTTTAAAAAAATTCACATCAGGCGGATTTACTGTTGGCACACAAAACATGGTCAATCAAAACAGTAACAGTATGGTAGCGTGGACTTGGAAAAAGCAGGAAAAATTTTTCGACATTCAAACTTGGACAGGGGACGGAACAAGTAATAGATCTTTAAGCCATTCATTAAATTCCGACATAGGTATGATTATCGCCAAAAGTAGGTCCTCAACAACTCAATGGATGGTTTGGCACAGAAGCATGACCGACAATGAATTTTTGAGATTAAATACAGATGGTGCTCAAGGTGGGTATGGTTCATTTTATGAAGCGGGTATGACAACAACAACCTTTGGGGTTACTGGCACTAATGCCAACTATGGAATGAATATTAATGGAGCAACATATGTGGCCTATTTATTCGCACACAATAATAATGACGGTGGGTTTGGGCCAGATCAAAATATGGATGCTATAAAGTGTGGAACTTTCACCCATTCAAGTAATCTTTACAGTGTTGACTTAGGTTTTGAGCCTCAATGGGTTATGATGAAAAGAACAGACAGTTCTGAAGATTGGAAAATGTGGGACAACATGAGGGGTTGGTTTGCGGGAGAATCTACCGCAGATAATAAAGAACTTCATCCAAACACAAATGCTGCTGAAGATGCTGGTGGGGGAAGAAACGCCTTGATGTCAACGGGTTGGCGTGAATATGATTCAGGTCAACTCAGTGATGGGACGTATATCTACATGGCTATAAGACGAACCCCGACAGCATCTCCAACTAGCGGAGCAGATGTTTTTGGAGTCGGTCAAGTTTTGAATAATTTTGGTAGACAGGTGGATAATCAACCAGGCAATCCTGTTGATTTTGCTTTTGGAAAAACTAGTAGTGGGACTGCAAGTTGGGTTGTTCAAACAAGAATTACTAGCACTGAAATGACTAGTTTTAACACTAATGGTGCAGCAGGACATTCGGGCGGTTTAGGATTTCAAAGTAGCGAAGGATACCATGCAGATGGCACTTTGGCTGTAGGGGCGTATGGTTGGCAATTTCGTAGAGCGCCTGGATTTTATGACCATGTTGCTTATGTCGGCACGGGCGCAGCGCAAACGCTGACGCATCATCTAGGGAGCGTTCCAGAACTTTTAATTTGGAAAAATAGAACTAACTCTGGATATAATTGGGTTGTAAAAACAGCGGATATGTTAGACACAAACAATTATTTAGTTCTTGAGGGGACAAACGCTCAATTGTCTAATTCAAACTACACTGCAAGTGCAACAGCAACGTCGGTTACAACTGGAACAGCAGGAGATATGACTCAGAGTAGTGCTGATATAATCCTTCATTTATTCGGCACTGTAGCAGGGGTTTCAAAAGTTGGCTCTTACACTGGAAACGGATCTTCTAGTGGACCTCAAATAGATTGCGGCTTTACGGCAGGCGCTCGTTTTATCCTCATAAAAAGTTTAGACTCGGGAAGTTGGGCCACTTTTGATACATATAGAGGAATAGCTTCTGGCGATGATTCATTTTTGCAATTTAATTCAGACCAAGCGCCTGCGACAGGCCAATATGTAAATCCTTATAGTTCTGGTTTTCAAATTGCAACGACAGATGGCAATGTTAATACTAATGGACATACTTATATTTTTTTAGCGGTAGCTTAACAAAGGAGTTTAGTCATGGGACTAATTAGAATACGAGAGACAGGAACGGTGATGACGGAAAATTCTTTCCGTATCATGCACAAAAAAACTAGACCTGTTTTAGAACCAATACTTACCTCAGAGCGTTTAGATAGTTTAGGTGCAGATCCTGTAATGGAGGGTGCAGCAGCTTCTTATACACTTCCTTATCAGTTTAGTTATCAATCGGGAGTAGAACAAGATTCTGATGGAAATTGGGTGACGGTTTATTCTGTAGGGCCAGTGTTTACTGAATACACAGACGAAAAGGGTGAAGTGCAGACAGTTGAGGCTCAAAACACTGCTCATCGTGCAAGAATAGATGAAACATCCGCAGAAAATCAAAGGGCAGTTAGAACAAAACTTCTTGCTGAATCTGATTGGACACAAATGGCTGATAATGCTTTGAGCACAGAAAAGAAAGCTGAGTGGATTACATATCGTAAGGCGCTCAGAGACTTGCCAACTGCATCAGGATGGCCTCATACTCACACCATGCCAACAAAGCCGTCATAATGCCTAAAGATACAACACAAGCACTAGCACTTACTACGCCCGACATTAACATTCAGCTTCCACAAGCGAAGCCTGAATACAAATCTATGTTAGCTAATATTGCAAAGAAAGCTCCTGCAATCGCAAAGGCATCTAGTAACTTTTATAAGTCACACTCCCAGATGATGAGCGTGACGCTCGATGTTACGGCTATTACTCCTATCCGTTCTATCAAGCACAGCCTTGCTGAGATTGAAAAAACTAAACAAGCTTTGCAAGAGGGTTACTTCAAGATGAAGAAAGAGGAAGTAAAGCTTAAAAAGCTAGAACGCAAGCTTGAGACTGAGACAGATGATCTTGAGCGTGAAATGCTTGAGATAAAAATAAACGAAAAGCAGGCACAGGCGGCAAGCTCTCGTGGATATGTAGAAGCTGCGGTTCGTAAGTTAAACTTTTTTACCAATCAGTATGACAATTTAATGAAAAAGATCGGCAAAGATGAGCTTGCCGAGGAAGATTATGAGTTAGAAGAAATAAAATATCACATTATGACTTGTATGAAGCAAGCACTTAACAGCGCAAGGCCGCGAAATGGATACATAGATGAAGGTAATCTTATCTATCTGTTCGATCTTGGCATAAATGCAGCGCAGGCTCAGGCTGAAGTTTTTGCTTACTTACAATGGGAAAATGATCTTTTAAAAAATGGTAATGCACCAGAGCATCATCATACGGTTGAATGGCTAGAAGCTTGCGCAGAAAAATGGGCGCATTGCCCAGGAGACTTTGCTAATAGTCGTGGTTTTGATATACTTGACAAAACATCATTAACCAATACCCCACAAATAGAGGATAAGAAAAATGGCGCACAAACTGGTAAAGTATAGACTTGAAGCAGATGGTACGATCCCAACTTGGTTAAAGTTTGGTGTGTTACAACAAACAGGCGGCATGTATCCTGTAAAAGACCCTGACACGGCTAGTCCACGAGATTACATTATGGTTGGCATATCAGAAGATGGTGCAGATATTTCTGGCGCAATCGAAGAGATAACTTCACAGGCAAACTTACAAACATATATTGCTGAAATGACCGCAGCGCATAATTGGGTTGATCCAGATCCAGATGATCCAGATAATCCAGATGCTGCAGTGCCTCGTGACGCGGCTGCACATGCAAAACGTGTTTGGGATGATTTGACCGCACTAAACTCATAGGATGCTAGATGCCACTAACCAAACTTCAGTTCAAACCAGGGGTCAATCGAGAGACTACCTCTTACACCAATGAGGGCGGTTGGTTTGATGTAGACAAGGTACGCTTTCGCTTTGGTATGCCTGAGAAGATTGGTGGGTGGGAGAAGTTTACGCCTGCATCATACTTAGGTACAGCAA